TTGCTAAGTATGCTCTTGGTCATGGAATCCTAAGACCAGAATGTGCAGCTACTATTAAGTTATCTGCTTCTTAATTTCAATTTATAGGGTATCTTATTAATAGATACCCTTTTTTTTTTAATCATGCCAGAAGGAAAAGCTTACAACATTACTAAAAAGAAAAAGAAGAAAAAAAAGAAAGGTGGGAGAGACTCACTTAAAATAAAAAAGTATTAAATCATGGCTGTAGCTGCAACCACCGAGCTTGAAGCAATCAACATTATGCTTGCTGCAATAGGAGAAGCTCCAATAAATAGCTTGACAGATACATTACCTGTTGATGCTCGTACTGCTCAAAATACTTTGACAGAAGTTGATAAAGAAGTTCAATCTGAAGGTTGGTCTTTTAATACAGAAATAGATGTAACTCTTACTAGAGATGGTACTAATCAGATTAACCTACCAATTAATGTTTTAAGAGTAGATGCAAATATACATCAACACCCAACCATAGACCCTATCCAACGTGGTTTAAAATTATATGATAGACAAAATAATAAGTATGAATTTGATGCAGATTTAATTTGTACTGTTGTTTATTACAGAGACTTTGATGAAATAACAGAACAAGCAAGAAGATATATTAACATCAAAGCTGCAAGAGTATTTGTTGATAGATTAGTAGGAGATCAAGGACTTAGAACATATACACAAGAAGATGAAACAAGAGCTAGAGCTATACTTACAGACTCAGATTATGCAAATGCAGATCATAATGTATTAAGAGGAGATCCTTCTCTTACTAATATTTTTGATACTTACAATCCTTCTAGTGCTTTAATTAGATAATTATGCCTGTTATATCAAGAGCTATACCTACTTTATTAAGAGGTATATCACAGTCTTCTGATTCATTGAAGCAGCCAGATCATGCTGATATACAAGACAATGCTGATAGTAACCCTGTTCTTGGTCTTACAAAACGTAGTGGGTTTCAATATTTAACAGCATTACAATCTTCAACTCTTGGTAATGTTCATATTCAAACTATAAACAGAGATGCAAACGAAAGATATGTAGCGATATTTAGTAATGGGAATGTAAGAGTATTTGAATTAGATGGTACAGAACTAACAGTACATAAACCTGATGGCACTAACTATTTAAATACTTCTACCCCTAGAAGTGTAATGAAGACAGTAACTATTGCTGACTTTACTTTTGTTGTTAATACAAGTATTCAAACTGCTATGGATACAACTCTTAGTGATGGTACTGGTACAAAAGCAATTATATTTATAACTCAAGCAACAGCAGATACAACCTACTCTGTGACGATAGATGGAGTAACAGTTACAGATAACACTTCTGGTGATTCTACTTTAAGTACAGATACAATAGCTGCTGATTTAAAATCTGGTCTTGATTCTGGCTTGTCTGGTTTTACTATTGTTAGAAATGGTCCTGTTTTATATGTAAGAAAAAATGATAATTCTAATTTTTCTATAGATGGTAGTGATACTCAAGGTGATACAAAGATGACAATAGTTAAAGACTCTATTCAAAGATTTAGTGATCTACCAACAGTCTCACCTCATGGTTATGTAGTAGAAGTAAAAGGAGATGAAGGTACAAACTTTGATAATTACTATGTAAAATTTGTTGGCAATAATACTACAACAGATGGAGTGTTAGAAGAAGGTCAATGGGAAGAAACTGTAGAAGCTGGTATTACTTTTAAATTTAATTACGACACAATGCCCCATGTTTTGATACGTCAAGCAGATGGTAATTTTAGATTTGCAAGAGTAGATGGAGAAAGTTATAACGTCACAGTTGGCAGTGTAACTACATCTTATGATTTACCTAAATGGGGTGAACGTACTGTAGGTGATTTAGATTCTGCACCTAATCCTTCCTTTATTGGTAATAAAATTAATAACGTATTCTTTTTTAGAAACAGACTAGGGTTTCTTGCAGGTGATAATGTAGTGCTTTCAAGAGTATCAGAGTTTTTTAATTTCTTTCCAGAAACAGTCTTATCAGTCTTAGATAATGAGCCTATTGATGTAGCTGCATCTCATACAAAAGTTGCGATCTTAAGAAGTGCAGTCACTATGGGAGAAAAACTTATATTATTTTCTGACCAAACACAATTTGTTTTAACAAGTTCAGCAGATAACTTAACACCTCAAACAGCTAACGTCATAGTTGTAACTGAATTTGAAAGTAGTGCAGCATCACAGCCTGTAGGTTCTGGTTCTTCTATTTATTTCTTAACTCAAAAAGGTTCTTTTGCTGGTATTAGAGAATATATACTTGCAGGTGAATCACAGATAAAAGATGCAGCCAACGTCACTATTCATGTACCAAGACTGATACCAAGTAATATTTTTAAAATGGCAGTATCCAGTAACCAAGATATTCTTATCTTATTAGGTACAGATAATCCTAATAAATTATTTGTCTATAGATGGTTGTATGGTTCAGATGGCAATAAAGCTTTAAGTGCTTGGTTTACTTTTACTATTAATAGCAACAGATCAATTCTTAATGTAGATTTTATTGGTACTGATTTGTTTGCTGTAATAGAAGAAGCTAATAAAGTAACGCTAGAAAAGATACCTTTTGAAACTGATTTTAGAGAAACTAACGCTACTTTTGAATATCATTTAGATCACAAAGTAACTGAAGCAACAACAGGAGTATCAGTATCTTATAGCTCTGGTACTGGTCTATCTACTTTTACAGTTCCTTATCGACTAAGAGCAGATATGAATGTTATTGGTAGATATTTAGGTAGTGGAGAAACAAGTACCTTTGTAAATGCTCAAGGTAATACAGAAAATTTAATAAGTGGTCAAGTTCTAAAAACAACAAACACTACAAATGGTTCTACTTCTACTATTACTGCTACAGGAGATTTTAGAAATAGTAAATTTATTATTGGCGAACCTTATGAAATGCACTATAGATTTAGTAAACAAAGATTAACCGAACAAGGTGCTGGTTCTCCTGAGTATGTAGGAGGTCGATTACAAATACATCATTTCTATATTAAATACGAAGATGCTGGATTTTTTAAAGTAGAAGTAACTCCTGAAAATAGAGATACATCTGTACATAAATTTACAGGTCGTTTGATTGGTTCTGCTTCTGCTACTATTGGTCAAATAAATTTAGATACAGGTAGATTTAAAGTTCCTATTATGAGTAAATCAGATCGAGTTGATATTGATATAAAGAACAGCACATTTTTACCTACACGTTTAGCTAGTGCAGAATACGAAGGAGTATTTCATATTAGGAGTAGAAGACTATAGTGGGATATTTAAGAAAATCAAAGTTAAAAGATTTTAAATTTGTTGTAGAAAACATGAGGGAAATGGATAGACTTGAAACTTACTATCAAACAGACATGACCCCAGAAGATGCTCTTAGTTTTACTTTTTTAGGTAGTCAAACTAATATGACTATTGCTTCTGATGATGATGAACCTATTGGATTATGTGGTGTTTTTAAAGATGGTTGTATATGGTGTATTGCTACAGATGAGTTGTTTGATAATAAAAAATATAGAATACAATTAATAAGACAAGGCAGAGATTGGGTTGATAATCTACTTGAGTCTTATAAAATACTTTATAATTATGTATATGCAGAAAACACTTCTGCTATAAAATGGTTAAAGGCTCTTGGGTTTACATTTGTAAAACTACATAAGAGTTATGGTTATCAAAAAAAACCTTTCTACGAATTTCTGAGGATTACCTAGATGTGTGTTGGTGCTGCATTATTAGGAGGTGTTAATACCGCAGGTGCAGCGTTAGCATTTAATGTTGGTTTGGGTCTTACTGCTGCCAATGCTTTTGTTGGTAGGGCTGCTGCTAAAGATAGAGCAAATCAAACTTATAACCAAGCATTACTAGCTAACCAATCAGCAGAAGATGATAAAAGAAGACAACAACTAGCATTAGCAGAACAAAAGGCTGCCAAAGAAACACAAGACGCACAAAATATATTTGCAAAAAATATTGAAGCTTTACAAGCAAATAGAGCTATAATCGCATCAGAACGTGCAGGTACAACTATAGGATTATTATTAATGGATAATGAAAGACAAGCTGCTAATTACAGAGAATCAATAAATCAATCATTAGAATCATTTAGAAGGCAATACGATAGAAATATACTTGAAACAGAAGCACAGTTTCAAAATAGAAGAAATGATTTACAAAGCAATATTAATCAAGCATATAATCAAATACCTACTCTTGGACAGACTTTATTAAATATAGGCACAGGTGCTTTAAATCAGTATTCTTTACTTAGTTAATTATGAGTAGTAGTTTTCAATCTACCGCAGCAACAAATATTTACGATAGTCCTGTAAATACTTTTGTTCAACCTGTAAAAGTTTTACCCAAGACAGGTATTATGGATTTGGCACAAACTTTAGCTTCTGTAAATGAAAATTTAAGACCTTTTTTAAATCAATCAATAACAAAAGGTGTAGAGAAAGAAAAAAGAAAAGCTACTAAAGATAGGATTTTTGCTGAAATAAATGGTGGAGAGGTTGCAAAACTATCTAATGATATTAGAAAAAAAGATGGAGATGACGCAGCAAGAAAAATTATTGGTGGTAGTAGAATATATAGACAACAATATGAAAAAGCAGGGGTGCAGCTAGAAGCTCTTAAATTTAAAGGTAATTTTGAAAATGCTTATGATGCTGCAAAAATAGATACAGGTAAAGTAGATGGAAGTGGACAACCTATATTTAAGTTTTTAAGAGAGTTTTCTAGTGAGTCAGATGAATTTAAAAATTGGAGACAAAGTTATTTAAACAGATCACTTCAAACATTTACAGATGAAGAAATAGATCCTGATATTGTTGATGAGTTTTTTATACCAACTATTCAAGAAGAATTATTTAATATTACAAATTATGCTACTGAAAAAAATCAAGCTTTTAATTTTACAAAATTACAAAACAAAGTACCAGAAATTTTAGATAGTGCAGCAATTTCTTTTGTAAGTGGAGATGATGAAAAAGGTGGTAAAGTGATTGCAGGTTTTTTACAAGATTTTTATAACGCAGGTATTACAGGAGAAGATGCAAATAAGATGTACAAACAAATTGTTAAAGGTGCTTTTGACAAGGCTAGATTATTAGTAGATCCTTCAAAAGAAAAAAGTTTTCAACTTGCAGAGAATTTTGCAGATAGAATTTTAAAATCAATACCTTATGGAGACAAAAACCTAACAACTCATAGTACATATTTAGATGAAGCAGCAAAGTTTGATTCAGACTATACAGATTTGGCACTTAAAAAGTTAAAAAATGCACCAAAGCTACAAGCTGAAAAAAATAAACTAACAATAAAAACAAAATGGAAAGATTTTAATTCTATAGAAATTACAGAAGAAATGACTGTAGATCAGATAACACAAGTACAAAAACAAAAACAGACAGAATATAAACAGTTACTTAACGACCCTTTGTTTGGTGGAGAAGATGAACAGAAGTATATACAAAATTTAGGAGAATCAGATAACTACAATCTTTTGAATGAAATCATACCTGCTATGGAAAACAAAATTAGTCTTGGTGTTTTTGATGGATATGATGATGTTTTAGAGAAAGAGATAGCACATATAGAAATGAATCATGCGACATTAGATGATGAAGCAGTTAAAGCAATAAAACAATTAAAAACTTTTGCAAGAAGTAGTAAAGGTTTAGGAGAGAAAGTAGAGACAAGTAAAAATAAAATTATGAAAATTGTAAATGATAACTTAGGTACAAGTACAAAAGCTAGTTTCTTTGGTATAGGTAAAGGTAAAGTTGATTTTCAAAAATCAACTAAAATTAATTTTGAAGTACAAAAACAAGTAATAAAATATTTTAAAGATTACATAAAAGATAACGACAGATTGCCTTCAAGTTTAGAAGTACAAAAAATGGAAGAGCAATTTACAATACAATCTCTAGGGGCAAATGATGTAAAAGGTTTTGAAGAGATAGCAAAACAACAATACCCTGATACAATCAATCCATTTTTACCTTTACCTAAACCAGTTAATCTAAAAAGAACAGTACCAGATGGAAGCTTTGGTATAGGTTCAAAAAAAGATGATGACCTTACAAATAAAGGAGAAAGAGAAAGCGTTGATAGCGATAAGAATAATAACTTCTTAGAAGGTGGTATGAATTTTAGTAATGTTGATGGTGGTGCTTTTAGTGATGGTGGTGCTACCACAGTTGACGTAAGTTCTGGTGATACTTTATCTGGTTTTGCAAATGATCTAGATACTTCTGTTGAAGCCATAAAGAAAGCAAATGGAATGACAACTAATGAAATTCAGATAGGAGATGTCTTAGTAATTCCAGAAGGTATTACTGACCCTAATAAAGTAGATGTTCCTAAGTTTGATATGAATAAACTAATTACAAGTAAAGACCACCCATTTAATCCTGTTAGAGAAAAACATAATTTTCAAGTTATATATAATATTGCTAAAGAAATAGGTATTAAGTTTCCAGAGCTTGTAGCTGCACAGGCTATGGAAGAAACAGGTTTTGGTAAAGATCAATCAGCAGATAACAATTTCTTAGGACTTAAGGCTACACCTTCAGAGGTTGCAAGAGGTCAATCTGAAAGAAAGATGACTACCGAAGATAGAGGTCAAGGTAGAAAACCAGAACCAGCAGACTTTAAAACATTTGATAATATCAGAGAAATGATGATGCAATACAAAAAACAATGGAACGATAATTTTGGACAGTATAAAGGTATAGTAAATGCAAATAGTGTTGAGGAAGCAATAAAAATGCTACAAGCCGAAGATTATGCAACTAATAAAGATTATGATAAAAATGTATTAGGCATAATTAGTCGTGCTACTGAAGAAGGTTGGTTTTAAACTATGACAGATTCTAATTTAGAAAATACAATACCAGAAGGAGCTTTTGGTATTGAGTCTAAAAAAACTGATGACTTTACAGAAAATGAAAAGATAAAAAACTTTGGTATAAAGGATATACCTAAATCTTTATATGAACAATTAAAGAAGAACTCAGGTGCAATCGTTGTACCAAATCAAATTACAGAAGAAGTTATAAAAAAAGCTGCCAAAACTCAAGATGAATTTTTAAAACCAAAATCAGAAGAAGAAGCTACTGCCCTAAGAGCTACCGCAGCAGGTATTGTTGATATACCAAATGAAATAAAACATATAAGTGATTACTTGCAAGGTAATCCTTATGACCCAAATGAATTGATTGACCTTAAAGCTTTAGGTCTTGAAAAAGAAGGAGATATGGATAATGCAGCTTATCAAATATTTAAGTTTGGTAGTGGATTTTTGATACCCTATGCAGGTTTTAATAAGGCTTTGAAAGGTATAAAAGGTATAAAAGCATTACAAGGTATAAAAAATTATGACAAGATTGCTACTGGTGCTAGATGGTTTACAGCAGGTGGAGCAGCAGATTTTGTTGGTGTAGATGCTTATGACGAAAACTTATTTAACTTTCTTGCTGATGTAGAAAGTCCTGTAGTAAACAACAGATTTGTAAGACCTATAGTTGAATATTTATCTGCACCCGACAGACCAACAGAAGGAGATGAAAGTAATTTTGGAGAAGCAAAACTTAAACAGTTTTTAACAGGCACAGTTTTTGGAGAGACTATTGGAATTACAGGATTAGCAGCAACTAAAGGTTTACCTAAATTAAAAAGTGTATTAGAACCTTACGCTATAAGGTTGATTGATGACGTTACAGGTGGTCCTAATATATTAAATCCAGAACAGATGGCTAATAGAACTATTCAGCTATTGAAAGATATAAAAAATGACCCGACTAGATTAGAGTTTGCTAAGAAACAGATTGCAAGATTAAAAAAAGCAACTCTTGTAGGTAGTGAAGAATTTTCAAATGAATTTACAAAAGTATTAGATGACTTACCTAAGTTTGATGAAGTAGCACCAAAAACAAAAGTAACTAAAAAAACTAAAACAAAAGCTACTGATTTACCTTTACAGCAATCAAAGCCTAATCCTAAAATTTGGAATGATGTAGAAAGTATTACTGATGATACATGGAAAGCCACAGGTAAAGTACTTAATAGAATTGTTATACCTGATGATTTTTCAGTAGAAGCTGCAAGTGCTTTGGGGTATGATGAACTGCTGCCTAAAGTAATTCAAATAGCAAAGAAAATTAGTCCTAATGACCCAGAAAAACACATGAGGGTTATTTATCTTGGTGCAATAAAAGAACAAAAAAGATTAGCTAAAAATGTAACTCAATACATGACAGATATAGAACAATCTTTCATGCTTGGAGAAGACATACCAGATGAACTATTACAGAATTGGTCAGAAGATGTATCAAGAATGATAAATCTTGCAGGTCCAACAAAAAAAATAAGTAATGAAACAGCAGGTACAGTAAGAGTTAATCAACTTATAGATGCAGAACCTAAAGATGTTGCTCGTAAAACAGTTGATGAAGAAGTAGGAGCAGGTATTGGTGGTGGAGAGAAAACTGCTGATAGAGCTACAAAAGAGAAGTTTCGTACAACTACAAGAGATTTAGTAGAAAAAACAAAAAAAGAAATAACTGAACAAAAATTAATACCAACAAAAGAAGAGCTATATGAAGGTATGCAAACCTACATAAAAAATAATGATATTGAAGGTTTACTAGGTATTACAAGAAAGGTATTGGCTATGCAAGGAGATAGCAAAAAAATAAGCAAGCTTGTTAAAGGTTTTGGATTTGGAGATGCAGTAGGCAAAGGCTTAAGAGTTAGTAATGAGTTATTTATTAATAATTTACTTTCAGCACCAGAAACACAAATTATCAATATAGTTGGTTCTTTATTTAACGTAGCTCTTGGTCCTTTAGACCTTGCAGCAGGTAGCCCAATATTAAACAAACAAATGAAAATAAGAGCAGCCAGAGAACTTGTTTCCATATTTACATCTATGAAAGATAGTTTGACAGCAGCAGGTAAGGCACTATGGCTTGATAAAAATATTCTTGATGAAAGAAGAATGTTTGGTACACAAGATGCTTATGAAAGGTATGCAATAAGAATGTCGGGAGATTCTTTGTTTGCAAAGAGTATTAATTTATTTGGTCATGGTATTAGAGTGCCTTCTAGATTTATGATGGCAGGTGACGAATTTATAAAACAAACTGCATTTCGTTCATTTTTAATGGGTGAACTTGCAGAGCAAGCAACAAAGAAAGGACTTACAGGTACAAGTTTTAAAATATATGTTGATAGCAATTTTAAAGAAATTACAGATATTGTTAATACAAGAAGTTTTACTAAAGGAATGGATAGTGCCTTTCCTGATTTTGTACCAAATGAAAATATTTTAGACTCGTACACAAGAGCTTTAGATTATTCAGCAGACAGAACATTTACAACTGAATTAGGTAAAGGATTTGGTATTCATGGTTTTGGTTCAAAATTTACTCAAGATGCAGCAAAAATTTTAAAGTCTTCTCCTTTAAAACCATTAGTTCCTTTTGTTACTACACCTGTAAATATAGGTAAACAAGTTTTAAGAAGAACAGGTTTACCTGATCTTGGAACTTTAGTTAAAGGTATGCCACCTAAATACAACGCAACAATAGGAAGGATTTTAAAAGAACATAATGATAATTTATTAAGTGAAGATTTAGCTACTGCTTATAGAGCTAATGGCGAAGCTACTATGGGTGCTGCAATATGGGCTTATTTTATAGGTTTAGCAGCACAAAGAAACAATCCAGAAGCAGAGTTAGCTCTTATTGGTGGTGGTCATCATAATAGATGGTTAAGAGAAGGAGAAAAAAGAACTGATGAACTGCCTTACAGCTTTAGACTTTTACAAAAAGATAAAGATGGCAACATAATTAGAGGAGATAATGGCTTACCAAACTATGAATATATAGACCTTTTATCTCGAATGGAACCAATAGGCGGTATGCTTATGATCGCAGGTGATATGGAATATTGTAATGATTTTGTAAGTGATGAAGACTATAAAAATGCTGCACAATGTCATATAGCTTTACTTTCAAGAAACTTAAATAATAAATACATGATTCAAAATATTGCACAGATGATTGATCTTACAAGTGATGTCAATGGGTTGAGAAGATTTTATCAAGTGCCAGTAAATTACATTACAAATCTTGTACCTTATTCTTCTCTTTGGAGAAGTATTACTAGAGCTAGAGGAGAAGAATGGTATGACGAATTAACAAAAAAAACATTTAAAGGTAGATTTCCTAAAAGAAAAACAAAATTTAGAAAAGGCGATTTATTTCCACAAGAAGAAAGGACAGAAGATATAGGAGACTATACAGAAGATTATGAAGAATTTGAAGGTAACGACTTTGGTAGTTTAAAACTTTCAAACAATCCTTTTAAAGATGTAGATACTTTTAGCACAATGATAATGAGAAATTTACAAGATCAGACATCAGGCTTTAGTGCAGATATTGAACCTATAAGAAGCATAACAACAGGCAAGATTGCAGAGTACCCAGAAGGTGCTTTCTTTGGTGACTACTTCAATCCTTTTAAATATAAAAAAGAAAAAGATAATCCTATAGATGAATATTTAAGAAGAATACAATTTAAAGTAGTACCTCCTAGTGATGTCATACCATTTGACAATGAAGGAAATGGTATTAATTTAGATACAAATGCTTACAACAAACTTACAGGTCTTATTCCAAATATACCTATAAATTTTAAAGGTAGAAATCCTGTATTTGACCCTAAAAATGGTAAACGATTTGGCGAAATGATTTTAGAATTATCAAGAGATAAAAAAAATATAAAAGCTTTGAAATACCTTGAAAGTGATGATTCTGGTGCTATAGATGCTCAAGCTAATTTAAAAAATAAAGATAAAGTAAGAAAAGAATTGCAAAAAAAAGTAAGAGATATTTATAAAGTATATAAGGAAGCTGCGGTAAAATATTACGAAGAGTTTTATTTAGACCCAAAATTGAAGAAACAAGCAGAAAATGAAACTAGAAGAGCTAATGAAGATATAATGAGAATAATTAATCCAATAGTTAATGACTAATCATGGCTACTAACACTTCTGCTACATCACAAAATCATAATGGTACTGGTAGTCAAGCTAACTTTGCTATATCATTTCCGTTCTTATTAAATAGCGAAATTGAAGTTACTGTTGGTGGAACACTTAAAACACTAGGTACTCATTATAATATTGTTGGTTCAGAGGTTCAATTTACTTCTGGCAATTTACCTGCTAGTGGTACAGCTAATGTTGTATTTAATAGAGATACAAATATAAGTACAAAAAGAGTTGACTTTGAAGATGGTAGTGTTCTTACAGAAGCAGACTTAGATAATAATGTAAACCAAGTTTTATTTGCTCAACAAGAAATTACAAATAAATTAAGTGGTATAGAAGAAGGAGCTACAGCAGATCAAACAGCAAGTGAAATTAAAACACTTATAGCAAGTAGTCCTTTAGATAATAGTCATCTTGCAAATAATGCAGTTGGCACATCAGAAGTGGCAGATGATGCAATTACTGCTGATAAATTAGCTAACTCTATAAATACTGAGATAGCAAACAATACAGCTAAAGTAACTAATGCCACCCATACAGGTGACGTTACAGGTGCTACATCTTTAACTATTGCACAAGATGCGGTCACTACTTCTAAGATTGCTGCTGACGCAGTAGTAGGTGCAAAGATAGCTGACAATGCTATTGACTCTGAACATTACACAGATGGCAGTATAGATACAGAACACATATCTGATGATGCAATTACTGCTGCTAAACTGGCAAACACTTCTGTAACTGCTGGTACATACAATACTGCGAACATTACAGTAGATGCACAAGGTAGGATTACATTAGCAGCAGCAGGTACAGCTAACGTAACAGATGGTCAGATAACAACAGCAAAATTAGCTGATGATGCGGTTACTACAGATAAGCTTGCAAACTCTATTGTTTCTGACATAACAGCTAACAATGCAAAGGTTACAAACGTAACAACAAACCTTACTACTACTACAGCTACTGCATCAGTCGTTATCAATAGTAGTGATGGAACTAATGCAACGATAGGAGAAGCAACTAGCTCTGCTGCTGGTGTGATGTCTACAACTCACCACGACAAGCTAGATGGTATTGAAGCTGGTGCTGAAGTAAATCCTACTAATGCTGAGATAAGAACAGCAGTAGAAGCTGCATCTAATAGTAATGTCTTTACTGACGCAGATCACAGCAAACTAGACGGCATAGAAGCTGCTGCTACAGCCGATCAAACTGCTAGTGAGATAAAAACTTTATATGAATCAAACTCAAATACTAATGAGTTTTCTGATGCGGAGCAAAGTAAATTAGCTGGCATAGAAGCTAACGCTACAGCAGACCAAACTAATGCAGAAATTAAAACTGCATACGAAGCAAATAGTAATACTAACGCTTTTACTGATGCTGAAAAAAGTAAATTAACTGGTATTGAAGCATCTGCTACAGCCGACCAGACAGCAAGTGAAATTAAAACACTTTTACAATCTGACAAGTTAACTGCTAATGAGATAGCAACTGGTGCATTAGACGGTAGATATTATACAGAAACAGAGTCTGACGCTAGATACTTTAATGTAAGTTCTGGTGACACCATAACAAGTGGTGATACTTTTGCAGATAACGATACAACGATTGCTACAACAAAAGCTATCAATGCTCGTATTTTAGATTTAGTAGACGAAGTTGGTGGTTTTGTACCAATAGCAAATGAAACAAGCTTTCCTACAAGCAATCCAGATGCTGAAAATGGAACAGGAACTATCGTATCAGTTTCAGCAGCATCTACTAACTTAGTACCAAGCGGAACAACAGTTACTATTGCAAACGGTAGAGGTAGTGGATTAGCTGTTGTAATTACAGGTGTATCTTCAACTATACCTTCTGGTTTTGGATTTTTAGTAGAAACAACAACTACAGCCCATACATATACATTTCATAGATTAGTACCAAAAGCAACAGAGGTTACAACTGTAGCTACAAACGCAACTAACATTGCTGCTGCTGGAGCAAACACATCTAATATTAATTCTGTTGTTAGTAATGCAAGCAACATAAATACAGTAGCTAACATTTCTAGCAACGTCACAACTGTAGCTGGCATATCATCTAACGTTACGTCTGTAGCTGGCAACGCTACAAATATAAATGCAGTACAAAGCAATGCAAGCAACATTAATACTGTTGCTAATATAAATGCAAATATTACAACTGTAGCTGGTATATCTGGAAATGTTACTTCTGTCGCAAACAATGCTACAAACATAAATGCTGTTGCTGCTGATGCAACTGATATAGGTGCTGTAGCTGGCAAGGCAACAGAGATAGGCAGATTAGGTACTGCTGATGCTGTTGCAGATTTAGCAATACTTGGTACAACAGACGTTGTATCTGATATGAATACGTTGGCTACTTCGGCTGTTGTATCTGACATGGATACATTAGCTGACATTGCAGCAAATATAACAAGCGTAGCTAATATCGCATCTAATGTTACTTCTGTAGCAAACAACTCAAGCAATATAAATAGTGCAGTATCTAATGCAAGTAATATTAATGCTGCTGTATCTAACGCAAGTAATATAAATACTGTTGCTAATATATCTGCAAATGTAACTACAGTAGCTGGTAATAACTCCAACATCAGTACAGTAGCTGGAGCTAACAGTAACATCAGTACAGTTGCTGGTTCTATAGCAAACGTAAACACAGCTGCAACTAATATTAGTAATGTCAATAACTTTGCTAATACATATCAGATAGCATCTTCTAACCCATCAACAGATGGTGGTGGCAACTCATTAGCTGCTGGAGACTTATACTTCAATACTTCTTCTAATGAGTTAAGAGTATATAACGGTTCATCTTGGCAAGGTGGTGTTACAGCAACAGGTAACTTAGCTGGTCTGGGTGCTAACACGTTTACTGGAAATCAAGTAATTACATCAACTGATGCTGGTAGTGCTGCTGCACCAGAGTTTGAACTTTATAGAAATAGCTCATCTCCAGCAGACGGAGATTATTTAGGTCAAGTTAAATTTACTGGAGAAAGTGATGATGGCAGTAAAGAAGTCTACGCTAAAGTTACAGGTAAAATAGATGATGCTAGTTCTGGAACAGAAGATGGACTTATTGAATTTGCATTAAGAAAAGCAGGGTCAAACAATATTGGAGCAAGACTTACAAGCACAGCACTTAAACTAATTAATGGTACAGCACTTGAAGTAGCTGGTGGTGCTGATATTACAGGCAACATAACTGTATCAGGAACAGTTGATGGTGTAGACATTGCTGCACTTAACTCAACAGTTGCTGGTCTTACAACCAACGCAACTCACTCAGGAGAAGTTACAGGTAGTGGTGCTTTAACGATTGCAGACAACGTAGTAGACGAAGCAAACCTAAAGGTATCTAACTCACCTACTAATGGCTATGCACTAACAGCACAGTCTGGTAATACAGGTGGTCTTACATGGGCTGAAATGAGTGCTGGTGTAACAAGTGATGCTCAAAGAAACACCATTGCTGGTACAAATGCTGGTGATAGTTTTGACGGCACAAACTGTGAAGATAATACTTTATACGGATATGACGCTGGTACTTCCCTTACAGAAGGAGACAAAAATACTTTTATAGGTAGTAATGTTGGAGAAGATACCACAACAGGTGGTAATAACGTTGCTGTTGGTTATTATGCTTTACACCAGAACGAAACTCACAGTAACAACGTTGCTCTCGGTGCTTTTGCTTTAGAAAAATGTACAGCTAATGCTAACGTTGCTGTTGGTCAGCAAGCTTTGAAAAATACTACTACTGGTTTTGTTAACGTAGGTATCGGTTGGGGAGCTGGAGCAGTACAAACTACAGCTACACATAATGTACTTATGGGGTATCGTGCTGGTCGTACAGTTACTACAGGCGGTTATAACACTATTATCGGAAATAATGATGATTCTGGTGGGTGTAATTTAAGCACAGGTACTAATAATACAATTATTGGTAATAAAGCTGCACCTAGTAGTGCAACAGTATCTAACGAGATAACTTTAGGTGACACAGCTGTTACTAAGTTTAGAGTTCCCGGTTTAGATCTCAATGTTACTGATAGCAGTGGCCCTATAATTAGCAGTAATTCTACCTCGTCAAGAATATACATTGGTAATAGTGGTGGCGACGTTGAGATTTATAGAGAAAATGTTAAAAGATTTACTGCTGGTAGTGCTGGTGTTGAATTTCTCGGAACAGTTGAAAGTCAAGGAGATATAGAGCCAAGAAATGGAAGTAATACTTATGATTTAGGAAAATCAAATAATAAGTGGAAAGACGTTCATGCTACAACTTACTACGGAGATGGTTCTAACTTAACAGGTATAGCTGCTGGTGTAACAAGTGATTCTAACAATAACACCTCTGCTGGTACTGAAGCTGGCAACTCTATACAAAGTGGTAGTACACATAATACTGCGTTTGGATATAGAGCTGGTTATGCAGTAGCTCAAGGAGATTATAACACTTCTGTAGGTTCTCAAGCCTTAGATGCAACAACAGATGGAACAAATAACGTTGCTATCGGTTATAACGCACTTACATCTAATACTGTAGGAGACAAGTCTGTTGCTATAGGTTCTGGAGCTTTATCATCTTTTACTGGTGATTATAATGGTGCAGTAGCTATTGGCCATAACGCCTTGTCATCAAACAACGGTGGTGCTGTAAACATTGCCATTGGAATGGACTGTGGTCAAACCATTACTACAGGTGCTGTAAATACTTTCATTGGTTATCAAGCTGGTAATAGTAACACTATAACTGGTAATTATAACGTTGTTATAGGTGGTAACTCTGGTAAATATTTGTCTAGTGGAAGTGATAATACTATGGTAGGTAGTGGTGCTGGTACTGGAAGTTTAACAACAGGTAGTAACTGTACTCTTCTAGGACATGACGCAGCATCTAGCTCAGGAAGTGTAAGTAATGAAGTAACAATAGGTAATACAGCTATAACCAAGTTTAGAATCCCTGCGGTTAGTTACGAGATTACTGCTAACGCTGTTACTCAAGGTGGTGTATTTTATGAAAATGCTCAAACGGTCAGCAGCAACTATACTATTACTAATGGTCGCAACGCAATGGCCGCTGGTCCTATAACTATTGCAAGTGGCGTTACCGTTACAGTGGGTGCTGATGAAACCCTTACTATTGTTTAAATTATGAGTCAACTTAAAGTCAACAGCATAATTCCAGTAGCGGGTGTACCGACAGGCGGTGGTGGTGGAATAATTCAAGTAGTATCAACAATAAAAAAAGATGCTTTTACTGTTAATACAAGTAATAACTTTGTTGAAGTAACTGGATTAAATGTAACCATAACACCTACCTCTTCAACTAATAAGTTATTCTTTCAATTAGATCTTACTTGGGGTATAGCAAGTAACACAGTATTTTCTGGTAAATTATATGATGGTTCATCAGAAATAACTGGAGCTACATCATCTTTTGGAAGTACGAGAACAGCTTGGTTTTCAGCTTATGCAAAAGCTAGTACAACTACTATAGCAAGTGATAAAATGAATCACTTAACTCATTCGTATCTTCATCAAGTAAGTGATACCAATGCTCATACTTATAAAATATATATTAATTGTGGATCAGCAGACGCATCTATAAACAGAAGACAATCTACAGCTGATTTTGGTTCAACAAGCACTTTTACAGTAATGGAGGTGTCAGCATGAATACTTCCATGTATAATCTAATTAAAAACTGATTATGGCTAGTCTTGACCACGAAGCGATACGAAAAGCTTACCCATCTGCTGTAACGATTGATGATGGTACTGGAGCTTTTGACGCAAGCGGTAATTCTATAAGTTTAGATCAATCTCTTGTAGATGCTGCACGAACCACGTTGAACACAGAAGCTGCTGCGATACTTTATCAATCTCAAAGAACTGGTGCTGCTGGTACAACAGATACAATATACCCATCAATCGGAGATCAGTTAGACAGTTTATATAAGGACATTGTTGCTGGTACAGTAACTACATCAGGTGCTTTTGCAACTGCAATCAAAGCCACTAAGGACAAATATCCTAAGCCATGAGTACATTAAAAGTTAATACAATTCAAGATACATCTGGCAATGTTCAGCCATTTGGTATTGAACAGGCAGATAAGTGGGCTTTAACTGGTA